GATCGCGAGAATGAAACTTGGATGGCGATGGATCTCTCTCCAGATCGCAAGGCTGGCGCGTTGGTCGCTGCTCAACAGGTAGGCGATAAGTTCGTGGTCGCGCTTCTGGCAACTTTCAGTAATCCTGTAAATCTAGATGATAAGCAAATGGCGAATGAAGTCGCTGAGTGGGTTCGCAAATATCAAACGCAGACTGTCGCATATTCTCGCCAGACTGCTGGGGCGGTTGCAGCTCGATTATCACCTGCTGGAATCTCAACCACGCCGATCGATGGCGCACTCTACGGACAGGCGTGTGATGAAATGCTTTCAGCGATTACTTCAGAGCGACTCGTTCATGGAAATCAGCAAGAACTTAATCAGCAGGTACTCAGCGCAGTAAAACTTCCATTCAAGGATGGTGGTTGGTACTTAGGGCGCAAGGCTTCTGGAACTGTAATCTGCGCGACCGTTGCCATGGCTATGGTTTCACACTTCGCAACACGACCTGAAACAGAGATAGACATAATCGTAGGTTAATGTCCAAAAACTAGACATTATGCTATACTATGTCCAATGGGACTCCTTGATTTAATCACTTTCAAAGAACCGTCACCTGCAAATCAGGTTGATGTGTCGGCTTCACTTGCGCCTTTCGAGATTTCTGATCTCTGGGCTTCAGTTATGGGTAACACTTCCGTTACAGCTGCTAATGCTATTTCAGTTCCTGCGGTCGCTCGCGCTAAGTCGATCATCACAACGACAATCGGAACTCTGCCAAAAGAGCAATACATTAAATCGACTGGCGCACACTTAGAGCCCAATCGTTGCATCAATCAACCAGATAAGCGCATCGCTGGAGCAGTGGTTTATTCATGGCTCGCGTTCGATATGTGGTTCTATGGCGTAGGTTATGGCGTAGTTAATGAAGTTTATGCAGACGGAAGAATTGCAGACTGGACTCGCGTTCCATTCGAGTGGGTGACTCCAGAATATAACGCAACAGTTACAGAGATTATTGGATACACGATCAATGGTCAGCGCGTTCCCCTTTCAGGCGTTGGATCAGTAATCGCGTTCCATAATGTCGAAGAAGGTTTCGGCACTCGCGCTGGTCGGACAGTCAATGCAGCAATCTGGCTTGAAAAAGCAGCCCTTAACTATGCGAAGAATCCTGTACCAGCAACAGTATTAAAATCAAACGGAACAAACCTAACAGCAGAGCGTATTCGTGCGCTTATCGCTTCATGGACAAAGTCACGCCAAGATAACTCGACTGCATTCTTAAATGCGGATGTAGTTCTCGAAGTTCTAGGCTTCGATCCAGCGAAGATGCAACTCAACGAAGCGCGCCAATATGTCGCACTCGAACTTGCTCGCCATGCTGGAATCCCTGCGTACTTTATCTCTGCTGAAACTACAAGCATGACTTACAGCAACGCTATTTCAGAGCGTAAGGCACTCGTAGATTTCTCACTTCGCCCAATCCTTACTGCAATCGAGCAACGCCTATCCATGAGCGATTTCGTTCCACAAGGCACAGTAATTCGCCATGACTTAGACGATTTCCTTCGCGGAGATCCGCTTCAACGCGCTCAGGTCTATCAGATCCTTAATTCAATCGGTGCTATGTCAGTTCAACAAATCCAAGAGGAAGAAGACCTAATCGACAATGGAAATTAACTTCTCAATGAATGTCGCTGCTGCTGATGCAGGTAAGCGCGAAATCTCAGGTCGAGTCGTTACATGGGGCGAGCAGGGCAACACTTCTGCTGGCGCAACAGTATTCGAGCCAAACTCTCTTAAGTTTAACAATTCAACGAAACTGCTCCTAGAGCATGATCGCACTCGACCAATCGGCAAGTTAATTGCTTACGATATTACAGACTCAGGCATCGATGCGACCTTCAAAGTAGCGACAACAATGGCTGGAGAAGATGCGCTCGTAGAAGCATCCGATGGACTTCGTGATGGCTTCTCAGTAGGAGTCAAAGTCAATTCATGGGATAACAAGGATGGCGTGATGGTTATCTCCAGCGCGACAGTCCATGAGATCAGTCTAGTAACAGATCCAGCAATCTCCAGCGCACGCGTTGAACGCGTAGCAGCTAGTGAGTCAGAAGTTTCTGAGCCAATCGCTCAGGATGTAACAGAAACCAAAACAGAAGGAGATGACCTAGTGTCAGAAACCGTTTCAGAGGCAACAACTACCGAAGCGGTAGAAGCCTCAAAGTCAGAACCAACAGTTACAGCAAATGCTCCTGTTGCATACTCAACTCCACGCATCGACCTCAATGTAACAGCAGGTCAGGTTGCTAAGGCACAACTCGCAGCAACTCGTGGCGATGCAGATGCTCGCGATCTTCTTGCAGCACTTGCAGTAGCAACAGTCGCAGAGAACACAGGCATGGTTCCACCAGCATATCTTCGCGATATCATCGGTGTAATTGATGCATCACGCCCATTCATCGATTCAATCGAGCGGGCTGCACTTCCTGCTTCTGGCATGAAGATCAACACACCTAAGTTAGGCGCACAAGCAATCGTAGGTCTTACAGCAGAAGGTGCTGAGTTCGCTTCACAGGACACAGCAGTAACTTTCCAAGAAGACTCAGTAGTTAAGTTTGCTGGCGCTGGCGTACTCGATGTCGAACTCATCGATCGCAGCGACCCAGCATTCCTTGATCTCTACCTACGCGAACTCGCTGCATCATACGCACAGAAGACAGATGCTTATGCAGCTCAGATCGCAGCACAGAACGCAACACAATCTTCATCATCAACAATCTATAAGGCAATCGCACTTGGAATTGCTGACTCATTCGGAGTAGTTCGCTCAACTCCAAATCGCCTACTCGTTGCAACTTCAGGCGGAGAAGACGGTATCGACTTCGCAGGTCTTCTTGGTGCAGTAGATGGTTCAAACCGACCACTATTCGCAGCAGCAGCTCCTCAGAACGCAGCAGGACTTATCTCGCAGGGTTCAACTTCAGGAACAGTCGCAGGACTTTCTTTGATCGTAGATCCTAACTACACAGGTGACGATGCAAACGCTAAGCACGCGCTCGTCTATCCATCAAACGCTATGCGCTTCCATGAGAGCGGACAAATCCAACTGCGCACAAATGTGGTTGCTAATGGTCGCTTGGAAATCGGACTCTATGGATATGCAGCAGTGGTAAATCGCTATCCAGCAGCGTTCAGAAAACTGAATGTAGCGTAATTAAATAACTAGATGTGATGGGGGGCAGTTGCTCCCGACTGCTCCCCATTACCTAAACTTGAAAGGATCGAAATGCCAACAATTATCACAGTCGCAGAACTTCGAGCAGTTCTTGGCGTTTCAGAAGCGTTATACGCAGACACAATCCTTTCAGACTGCATCGATACTTCGGAGATCGTAGTTCTTCCAATGTTGAAGGATCTGCCAGTCGGCGGAACTTGGGTCGGTAATGCAGCAGTCGAGCAAGCAGTTCTTTCAGTTTCAGTCGAGGTATTCTCATCTCGTAATTCTTCGGGTGGGCAGTCAGAAGGCGTTGATTTCGCTCCTGCTCCATTCCGCTTAGGTCGATCACTATTTAATCGCGTTTCAGGACTTCTTGGATCTCTCCTTGACACAGACACGATGGCACAATGACAGCATCAACAATTCTCAGCCAAGTTCGCCTACCTTTACAGACTGCACTTGCAAGCGTTGCAGCCAATGTCTATGCGTGGGTTCCAGAAGATCCTCAAGTTCCATTCGCAGTATTCGTTCCAGATGCTCCATATCTTGAACTCGAAATAATCGGCAAAACTAATCTTCACGCCAAGATAAATCTCACGATTTCAGTCGGCGTTGCATATAACAACAATGCTGCTTCCCTAGACAACTTGGAGCAGTTAATTCTCAGCGTTCTAAAAGTAATCCCAGCAGGGTATGAAATTGGAGCAGTCGAAAGACCAACAGTTACTCAGGTCGGCGCATCCAATAAATTGGTCGCAGATATCAGAGTTTCTACCTACTACACACAGACAAACTAAGGAATATAAATGGCAACTCAGGTAATTACGGGGCGCGATATTTCTCTATCTTTCACAGGTGGAACAGATATCGAAGCGCAAGCGACTTCAGCAGTTCTTACAAAGACAAACGATCGTCAGGTTTATCAAACCCTCGAAGGCGAAGCCTACAAGACCACAAATGTGTCTGCTACTTTCGCACTCGAAATGCTTGCAGACTGGGGCAAGACAGGTTCAGTATGCGAAGCCCTATGGTCAGCAGCTGAGACTCCAGATACAACAATTTCAGTAACACTTACTTCAGCAACAGGTGCGCAGTTCGTATTCCCAATCCTTCCAGAGTTCCCAACTGCTGGTGGCGCAGGAATGGATGCTCAGACTGTATCCTTTACTTTCAAGGTAGCAAAGGGTGAAGTAGTAGAAACCTTCAGTTAAAAACTAAGATAGGGAGCAAAAATGAAACTACCAATCACAATCGAATATAACGATGGCAAGCAGGAAACTTATGTGGCTCAGCCACCTGAGTGGGCAAAATGGGAACGCAAGACTGGCAAGACGATTAGCCAAGCACAAGGCTCGATCGGTATTGACGATCTTTTATTCTTAGCCTATAACGCAATGAAGCGTAATTCTGCTGGGGCAACAATTAAGCCTTATGAAATCTGGACTGAGAATGTCGCAGATATTCAAGTGGGGGAAGATAGCCCAAAAGCCACGAACTCGGAAGCGTAAATCGCCTAAGAGTCGAACTAGCGATAGCAACGCAGATCCCGATGCAGTATTGGGATGATGCGGATGACATGGTTACAGCGATGGAGATATTAGAGAGAAGAAATGGCTAGCAACGAAGCATTCGCACTAGATAAGGCAGAACTCCGCAAGGTGTATGCAGCCTTTAAAGGTATGGATGAAAAGGCGCAAGCCGAAGCGAAGCGAGAGTCGGGAGCCCTCGCGGAGTTCGCTAAAGGCAAGATCGAGGAAACTGCGCTCAGCCTTAATTCTTCTAAAGTCGCAGGTCGTATCGCTCAGGGTTCAAGAGTTAAGAAGTCTTCAAAGACAGGTGAATTGACTTTCGGCTATCAGAGCCAGAAGTTCTCAGGCGGTGGAACCACTCAGCAGTTATGGGGTGGATCAGAGTTCGGTTCAAATAAGTTTAAGCAATTCCCAGTCTGGTCAGGTCGGCAGGGTCGCGGTTCTAAAGGTTGGTTTATATATCCAACGCTTCGCAGAATACAACCTGAGATCGTGGCTCGCTGGACTGAAAGTTTCAGTCGCATATTGAAGGAGTGGTAATGGCAACAGGATCAAGATCGCTTACCCTCAAACTCATCGCGGATATTGATGACTTCAATAAGAATCTAAATAAAGGCTCAAACGAAGTCGAAGGCTTCGGCGGTAAGATCGAGAAGTTCGGCAAGATGGCTGGGGCTGCATTCGTAGCTGCTGGAGTCGCTGCTGCTGCCTATGCTGGCAAACTTGCGATCGATGGAGTTAAGGCTGCGATCGAAGATGAAGCGGCTCAGGTACGCCTTGCAGGGGCTTTAAAGGCTGCTACAGGGGCAACCAATGAGCAGATAAAGGCAGTAGAGGATCAGATCCTTAAGACCTCGTTAGCGACAGGCGTGGCGGACGATGAACTTCGCCCAGCGATGCAGCGGTTGGCAGTATCGCTTGGATCAACCAGCAAGGCTCAAGAAACTCTCAACCTTGCATTAGATGTTTCAAAGGCGACAGGAAAGCCGCTTGAAGCGGTGGCAAATGCACTCGCCAAAGCAAACGATGGAAATACTACTTCACTTGCTAAACTCGGAGTCGGACTTACTGCTGCCGAACTGAAGTCAATGAGTTTTAAAGATGCCCAGCAGAAACTAACTGATCTCTGGGGCGGTGCAGCTTCTGAACATGCCAAAACCTTTCAGGGTCGTATTGAACGCCTCAAAGTAGGCTTCGATGAAGCGAAAGAAGCAGTCGGAACTGCGCTTCTGCCTATTATTGAAAAACTTATTCAATATGTAATGGATTACGCGATCCCATTCATTTCAAAGATGAAGGATAGTTTCGATAAGGTTCGCGATGCAATCGTGAATAATCAAGACAAGTTCAAATCATTCTTCGAGGTTATCAAATGGGCTGCGCCTATTATTGGAACTATTCTTGGTGGAGCGTTTAAGGTCGTTGCAGAGATCGCTTCCAATGTAATCAGTATAATCGCGCAGGTTCTTGGAGCAATTAAACCAATGCTCAACTTCGCGATCTCAGGTATCAACGCGGTAATTAGTGGGCTTAATTTAATCAATCCATTCGCAGATATTCCTCCCATTCCATCCGTAGGCGGAGCAGGATCTACTCCAACGATTCCGTCACTTAATGTTCCATCAATGGGAGCAGGTGCTTCAGCAGGTGGCGGAACTGCTGGCGGTGGATCAGGTGGATCTAGCGGTTCAGGATCTTCTGGATCTTCTTGGACTCCTGCTTATGCTGGAACTGCTGGCGGTGGAGCGATGATGGCAGATCAGCGCGCATCGATCAATATCACAGTCAATGGCGCAATCGATCCAATCGGTACTGCCCAAACTATTTATGACACGATTTCAAATGCAGCGACAACTTCTGGACAATTCACTAACTTCGGTGGCAGTAGGGCGATCCTTTAAGCATGACATGGAACCCTAACGGCGTAGTTACAATCAACGGAACTGACTTCACAGGCGATACGCTCCACGATGTTCAGATCAATTATGGGCGTACTTCAATCTGGGATCAGGCTCGCGCAGGTTATGCCAATATCGATATCGTAAATCTTGCCAATACTGATCTTGGACTCAATGTTAATCAAACGGTCGTAATCAAGGTTGAAAACTCGACTGGAAGTCTAGTCACAATCTTCACAGGTAAATCAACCTCGATCAGCAATAAGATCAGCAAAACTGGATCACTTGGAACGGTGGTTATTCAGACTATCACTGCGATCTCTCCACTTGCCGAAATGAGCCGAAAGGTGATCGGCGGATCAGATTATCCGAAGGAGATGGATACTGCTCGCATGAGTCGCATTCTCACAGAAGCAGGGGTAACGGTCGATGTGATCGATAGTCCAGCAGTCTATGAGTTCCATTCCAGACCTGCCGATGCTGGCGATGCTTATTCCATAGCTGCTAAATATGCCCAGATGGCATTCGGCTATATCTATGACACAGCAGACGGCAAGGTTGGTTATGCCAATGAGTCACGCCGATTTATCGATCAGCGAGATAATGGCTATACGACCATCAACAATAATCAAGTCTTATCCAATGGCTTAAATAGCCAGAAGTCTATCTCTGACATAATGAACGATCTCAGCCTTTCATATAAGAATGGGAATATAGTTACTTCAGAGGATGCCTACTCACAGGCAACTTATGGTCAGGTCGGGGCTAAGATTTCAACCGAACTTGAAACAAGCATAGATGCTCAAACTCAGGCAGATCGATTTATCGGACTTCGAGCAATTCCTAAGACTTCACTCTCCTCATTCACCGTTCAGTTAGATAGCGACAATGTGGGCAATACCCTTCGCGATAAACTGATCTCGATGAAGATGGGAATGCCGATCCGTTTAGGCTCACTTCCAATAGGCATCAAGAATGCAGTCTATTCGGGCTTCGTTGAAGGTTGGACTATCTCATTCAACCGATCACAGTATTCAGTAAATATCAGATCCTCAGATGCTTCTTACTCAGTAACGCCTACACGCTGGCAGGATGTTCAGCCTACCCTTGCATGGTCTGGAGTAGGTTCTACGGTACAATGGTTCAGTTATGACGATTAGGAGCAAGAATGGCAACTAGCACGCACTACGGTTGGGCGGAGCCCGACGATACGGCTTATGTGAAAAATGGCGCACAAGCCATGAGAACACTTGGCAATTCTATTGATGTGCAAGTCAATAAAATCGAAAACTACAAAGGTTTCATTCCTCATCCATTCCTACTCATGGGAGCATAACAAATGGCAACACAGACATATAAAGTGCTAGGGCAAGCAGCGCCAGCAGCAACAACCTCGACAGACCTATACACAGTTCCAGCTGCAACGACGGCAGTTATTTCAAGTATTGTAATCGCTAACCGCGTTGGAACAATCGCAACATTTAGAGTCAGTGTTTCAGTAGCAGGAGCCGCAGTAGCGACTAAAGACTACTTAGTTTACGATGCGGCAATAGCAGGAGCAGGTTTCGTGACTTTAACTCTCGGACTAACACTGGGCGCAACTGATGTAATTCGCGTTTATTCTTCTAATTCCAGCACTTCATTCTCAGTATTCGGAAGCGAGTTAGCATAATGGCAGCGACAATTTACCCAACTCCACTAGCGGCGACTAATCCACTATATGACGCAATTATTCCAAGCGGATTAACGCTTCGACAAACAATCACTTCGGGCACGACTATTAGTTATGGAGCAGCAGCGCCAGACAAAGTATTCGCAATTATTGTTGGTGCAGGTGGCGGTGGAGCAGGTGGCGGTGGTGGAGCAGGTGGAGCGGTTTATGGTTACTTTACTCCAGCGACTACTTGCATTATCGGAGCAGGTGGCACTACTTCAGGTTCATCAAGCAATCAAGGCGGTTTCACTCAATTCGGAATTGTAATTGCAGGTGGCGGTGGAAACGGTGGAGCAAACGGCGGTAATCCTGCGGTTGCGGTTGGATATAACGGTTCGGGTTCAGGTGCTGGTGGCGGTGCTGGTGGTAATAGCGGAGCATCAGGCACAGTTACGACTATGGGCGGATTAGGCGGAACAGTTCTTTTATGTACTGGAGCAGCAGGTGGAAACTCTCGCGCTCAAAACTCAGGTGAATATGGTCAAAATGGCACTTCAGGCGGTGGCGGTGCAGGTGGAAACTCTACTAACGGAGGCGGTTTTGGTGGCAATGGGGTATTCGCTGGCGGTGGTGGTGGTTCTAGCGGTACAGGAGCAGGTCGCAAAGGTGGAGACGCTTCATTCAATGGATTTACAGGTGGATCAGCTTCAGGTGCTAATGGCGGTGGCGGTGCAGGACTTCTAGCCAACGGCTCAGGTTCAGCAGGTTCTTATGCTGGCGGTTCAGGCGGTGGCGGTGGCGGTTCTTCAGGCGCAGGTGGCGGTGGCGCAATCCTTCTTTACTACTAAAATCTAGGAGCAAACTATGAAAATTAACCGATACGAATATAAGTGTGCAGACTGCTCTTATGATTATGCAGAGCAGCGCAGAGAGTCAGAATCTCAATACTTTACCTCTTGCCCATCATGCAAGGGGAATTTATTGTTAGAGAATGAAATCTTCATCGAAGAAGAAATCGTTGTGATTCCAGAGATAATTGTTGAAGCGGTCGATGAAGCCTAGACTCGTTAAAGCAGCAGTCCAACTTAGGGAGCAGATCGATGATAGTTTCGCAGATCGCGATCGCGCTTCCGATGGCTGGGTGGCAGATAGCAGACATGTGTCTGAAGGCAAATCAGACCATATCCCAGATGCTAAAACAGGGTATGTATATGCACTCGACATCGATCGGGATCTATCAGGTCGATCAAAACCCGATGTTATGCCTTACCTTGCAGATCAACTTCGTATCGCAGCGCGAGATGGAGATCGCCGAATTAAATATGTTATATTCGATGGAAGAATATGCTCCAAGATCCTTAACTGGAAATGGCGCAAATACAAAGGGAGCAACGCGCACAAGCATCATATGCATGTGTCGTTCGTTAAAGGCAAGAGTGAAGCAGATGGCTCATTCTTTAATATCCCAATGATAGGTGGAAGTAAATGAATATGAAGAACCCAGCGATCCTTACTCTCGGAGCGTTCCTTTCAGCATGGGCTGCTTCTAATTTTGAAGTCGATTATCGCTCGATCCTATGGGCAGTTCTCGCAGGTGTATTCGGTTACGCCACTCCTAAGAAGTGAGTCCTAGCGAATGGGCGCAGTTAATCGCAGCAGCGATCGCGAGCCTAACTGGTTTATTTATTGGCTTGAAGTGGTTGGTACGCGGATGGTTAAACGAGCTGCGCCCAAACTCTGGAAGTAGCCTTAAAGATCAGGTAACTCGCTTAGAGACACGCGTTGATAAAATCCTAGAAATGCTCATCGATAAGTCATAATAATCTAAACAAGGGAGAGTAATGACTACGCTCGCAGCTATACAAGGTGACGGATGGGCAGTAATTGGCTCTGATAGCCTTTCAACAGATGACTCAGGAAGACCGATCAATATGGCAACGCCTAAGATCGTTCAAAATGGTCAATATCTAATCGCTGGAGCAGGTTCGGTTCGTGGGTGCAATATCCTTCAGCATGGCTGGGTTCCACCTAAGCCAAAAGGTGATCTCGATCGCTTTATGACTCGTTCGTTCATTCCGTCAATGCGTAAAGCATTCTTGAACGCAGGTTATGACATGAAGCAAGATTCATCGAGCGCACTCCACGATTCCGAGTTCCTTGTGATCGTTCATGGCGTGATCTATCCAATCTTCGAGGATTACTCATGGGAGCGATCAAAAGATCCATTCTATGTATCAGGTTCAGGTGGGGCTTATGCGCTTGGAGCGTTAAAGACTCAACATATAGATGACGAATGGTCAGCAAGAATGGCGATCGAGCAAGCAATCTCAGTCGCTATCGAATGCGATACCTCAACAGGGGGATCGATCTACTTGGCTTCCCAAAAGGACAACCGATGAAACGCACAGTTATTATTCCAGACCTTCAGTCACCTTATGAAGACACTCATGTTTGCAAGAATATCGAAGGCTTCTTGAAAACCTTTCGACCTGACTCAATCGTGGTTCTGGGAGATGAAATCGACCTTCCACAGATCAGTCGTTGGACTGAAGGCACAATGGGTTGGTTCGAGCAGACTCTCGCAGAGGATCGCGATCACACAGTCGAACTTCTCTGGTCATTCTTTCAGTACGCTAAAGAAGCCCATGTAATCCGTTCTAACCATACGGATCGTCTTTACAATGTCATTATGAAGAAGATCCCTGCATTCTTAGCCTTACCAGAGCTGCAATACCCTAAGTTCATGCGTTTCGATGAGATCGGAGCGACTTACCATAAGACCCCATATACGGTCGCTGGAAGCGGTTTAAACCGCCTTATAGCCATCCATGGGGATGAACAGGGCATAAACCCTAACGCTGGCATGACAGCCCTTGGAGCAGCCCGTAGGCACGGTTTTTCAGTTTTGGCGGGTCACACGCATCGCGCTGGGCAATCAGCATTCACAGAGGCTTCAGGGGGCAAGATCGGGCGCATTATCAGAGGATGGGACTGCGGACACATCATGAATCCAAAAGAGGCTGGTTATACGAAAGGCACGATGAATTGGCAGCAAGCCTTCCAGATCGTGACAGAGGTGGGCAACCAATATCAGGTGGATATGATCCATATTGAAAAGGATGGCACTTTCCTAGTTCATGGAAAGCGTTACGGCAAAGCCAGATAATCGTTATCTAATCGTTATCTAAAATTGCTCGTTTAGGGTGCGCCATCGTGCATACTTAACCCATGAAGCCGAAAAGTTCGGCGGATAGGGAGCAAAATGAACAATTTAGATCGTAGAATCGAACGCTTAGCATTTGAGTTATTTACAACTCAAGGCTTAGATCAGTCACTAATCGAGTTCAAAATCCGCGAGCTGCTAATTTGTGCAGAACAAGGATACAACTCACGCGCCGAGTTAATTTCACTCATTAAGGCGGCTGCATAATGTCAGCACTAGAATGTTTTATATTCGCAGCAATCTTTACCTCTGGCGGTTACTTCATAGGACACAATATCGGAGTCGCAGAGGGTCTTATCAAGGGTCGCAGAGCAGTTCGCGAATACTATGAGAGCAAGACTCGATGAAGGCTTCAGAAGTCCTACAAAGCGCAACCGATGTAATTGGTCAGCGTGGGGCAGTCTATGGCTCACCCAAGATTAATCAAGAGCGTATAGCTGCAAGGCTTACCCAGCTTCTGGAAATGCCGATAACTGACTGGCAAGCATGTTTAATGATGGTTGAAGTCAAATTAAGTCGTATTCAAGAAACTCCTCATCATGTGGATAGTTTCATCGATGCTTGCGCATATCTCGCGCTTAGTTGCCAATTACTAACTGAAGAGGATGATCTTTATGTCTAGTACCGAAAATGCCAAATCCAGCATGATGATCAAAACTCAAGGGGGAGATCATAAGAGGGATAAACACGCCTTTCATGTTATGTATGGATGCAAACGATCAAAATGTACGATCTGCTATTACGGACAACCAATGCAAATGCTAGTAAATCAATTAGGGGGCAAGAATGTTTAATCTGGAAGAATATACTACGGTCGCAGAACGCATTAAATTATTCAGAGAGATGTACCCAATGGGTCGCATTCTTACTTATCTCGTGTTCGAGGATGCTACAAGAGTCGTATTCAGAGCAGAACTTTATCGCGATGATGAAGACCAGCGACCGTTCTCAACTGGATATGCGAGAGAGATCACTTCTGATCGTGGAGTAAATCGTGACTTCGCGCTTGAGAACTGCGAAACTTCTGCAATAGGAATCAGCGCCAAGAATGCAGGAATCGGAACTGAAAAGAACTCAATCAGTCGTGAAGAAGCCGCAAAGGTTAATCGAGTAAATCAAACTAAATCTGCGATCGAAGAAGCCAAGGCAAAGATGGCTCAGACCACTAAAGAATATGTACCAGTTCCAAAAGAGGATGATCCTTGGACTATCCGAGATGCAGCTCCAGTTTCAACCATCGATGATGCGGTGAATACCGTCAAAGACATAATCGGGGAGCAGAGCGAGATTCCAAAATGTCCAACCTGCGATCACGATATGACATGGAGAACTGGCACTTCAAAGGCTGGAAAGCCATGGGCTAACTTCACTTGTAAGCGAGCAGTAGGATCAGGAATCTGTAATCAAGTGATCTGGTATGAAGTTTCAGCTGCTGGGAAATGGCAACCACAGAAGGCTCGTGCCTAAATGGGTGACATGATGTTTTATCACGAAGATGGAACTGCCCAGATAATCTCAGCCGAAGGAGATGGTCAAATTGAGGATATTGTTATTTACTGCGATCTATGTAATGAGCCTTTGGCTATCACTACGAAGTTAGGGCGCGATGATGTTTACATTCAATGTCTTCGATGCCATTCAGTCAATGCAGCGGATAAGAAGATAATGTCAGAAGCGGACAATGGCTAGCCAACACAGGAAATATAGGGCTTTCGCGACCGAAAGGCTAGTGGCTGCCTTCTTGGGGACGTGGTGGCCTTTCGCATCCGTTGGTCGCGGAAAAGGGGAAGATATTCAGAATGTGCCATTTGACTGCGAAGTTAAGGCTCGTTCTGGATTTCAACCTAAACAGGTTCTCGCTCAGATAAAGGCTCGCACGGACAAGTCGGGGAAACTTGGATTTGCAGTCCTGAGATTAAACGGACAAGGTGAAGATGTGCGTGAATATGCCGCAATCATCCGTTTCGAGGATCTCGTTGATTTATTGATACGCGCTGGATACCAACAAATGCCAGCAAATGTGAGAGAATTAGACCCTATACGCTGCAACAAATGCGGTGACTGGATGTTCGAGGGTCAAACCTGCCGAACCTGTAAAGGGTGATGAAAATGCCGATCTATGAGTTTGAATGCTCAAATTGCGATGCGAATGTAAGATTCGATAAGGAGTTTAAGATCAATGAACCACACGAGCTGGAATGCCCAGTCTGCCAAGGCGATATGCGTAAGGTTTACCAAGCTACACCTGCCATCTTCAAAGGATCAGGGTTTTACTCAACAGACAATTAAGGAACGACAATGGAATTATGCACTATATGCGATTTACGCAAGCCTATTAAAAACCATGAAGAATGCCAGCAATGTATTGATCTGGCTTTACTTATTGATAACTACTACAAGGATTACCAAGACTAAAAGTTATCCACAGGTTTCAGTGGTTGTGGATAAGTCTGACCGACACGCCGCATCCATGCGTAAAGTTATCCACAGGCTTGACATGCGTGGTACGCTTCGCTGGCTAGAAGCCTTCAGGGCTTCACACCGCGCCCGTAAGGGTATAGCGCGGGGGGTAGCAGCCGCTATTGGGCTATCTCTATTCTTGCCAATGGGGCAAGTATCAGAGGCTTCAATAGTTCCAACTAAAAGAGCATTAAAGGCTTATACAAGAACCTTATTAAGTGCTAATCAATATCAATGTGTTTCAACACTATGGGGTAAAGAGAGCGCATGGAATCATGCAGCTGATAACCCACACTCAACAGCATATGGAATACCACAGATACTAGGTATGAAGACTAAAGATCCTTATGTACAGATACATAAAGGACTGATCTATATCGATAAGAGATATTCAACTCCATGCAAAGCCTTACGCTTTCATGTAAAGCATGGATGGTATTAGTGAGTAGTCTAAAGAAGAGTGGATCTACTTCTCAATGGAGAAGGTTAAGAGAGATCGTGCTTCGAAGGGATCAACACACATGTCAGATGTGTGGGCAAGAAGCAACGCATGTCGATCACATAGTACCGAGAAGGTTAATGGACTCTGCTATAGTAGATAGTCTTGATAATCTTCAATCGCTGTGCCAGCAGTGCAATCTTCGTAAAGGGGGTAGGTTTTTTGTGAGCGAGAGAACAC